CACGATCATACACTTCTGTGGTTTGATTCAACAATCCACTGGGAGTTCCGTATCTTCCGTTGGTATTCTGATTGAGTTGATAAACACCATTGAATCCTGTTTTCATCAGAAAGTATAACGTGGCAGATTCCACTGGTTTAGACCAACTCTCATAATCATAGGCATGTTGATGACGAACATCAAAATACAGTTTCTTTCTATCTGCTTTGCTCAGTGGGATATATTGATCTTCCAAATCATTCAGTCGTTGAATAAACTCATCATAACTCTCTTTGATACAACGATAGATGGAAATGATGTCTGCATTGATGTCATTAACAAACACCTGCTGAGGTTTATACTCATTCATCGCATGAATGAACATAGCACCACCACCAAAGAATGGTTCATAATAAGTAGAAAAACAGGTGGGCATCAAAGGTGCATAATGTTTGAGCACCTTTGTTTTCCCACCTGCCCACATAAAGAGAGGTTTCATTTAGTACGCATATACTCTACTTTAATGTTGATACCAAGATGCAAACGGATTAGATCGTATCGTTCTTTAATACTAGTACGAATATTCCCAGACACAAGATCAACTGCCTGCTTAGCATTATCAGCAAAGAAGATCAAAACATAATCTTTTTGATTAGGATTTAGTACATGATGATTAACAATCGTTGAAATAGCAGTCTGATGCCAAGAAGTCAATCCTCTCGGTTCGAACACATGATAACCATCATATTCAAATTTATTTTTAATGCACTCATGGTGTTGTTCTTTTTCTGCATCAGTCCAAGATTTTTTAGCACTTCGACGACCACCAACTTCATCGTGGTTAGAAATCCATTGTCCGATTGTGTGCATAGAGACAAAGGGATAACGTGCATGAAGATCCTCTTTCCACTCTTTTGTCGGCATAGGATCTTCTAAACCCATTGCAATGTTCTCTTCAATGTGAGCAAAAACAATATTTCTCACGTCACTTTCAGTGACAGGTCGCTCTCGTTTTTCGGGATTATTCAACTCATTGCCAAAATCAATGGCAACAGATTCACGACCTTGAAGATCATCTTCATAGTCTACAACATAAGCATCAGACTTATACATACCGAGTATAATCTTAATCTCAGAGGTATGATTACCTCCGATAATCTTATACTCATCAGTTTCCTTAAAGTAGATCAAGACAATAGGATCAAGTCGGCTTGTATCCCCAGTTGTCTTAATGAGGTTGACAATCTCATAAACAAAAGCAAGACTGCGATCAGTATCTCTAACCTGAATACGAGTATCTGGATTTGGACTCCAGTTATCAGGAGAGACTTCAACAAAGAAAGGGCGCAGATCAATTGTTATCTTTCGCTTGTAAGTCCCAGATCGAATCTGTTTGGCAATGGTGACAAAGTTGGCGTTTTTGGATTTCATAATGAAAAGGTGTGTTGATGTATTATATGAGAGTTTTGATCAGTTGTCAAGTCTTTCATGCCAGACTCGCAGACCTGGGTGACCCTGATCATCCACAATCATTTCAGTTTTGATTGTCCATCCAGGTTTGTGTGTGAAAGTTACATCAAGTCCCTTCATTCCAACATGATAGTCAGAACCTGCTGACCAGGATTTTTTATTGATGCGAAGAACAGTTTGATACATGATCAGATAGCGGATTGGGGGAACAGAGTGTTGATGCGTTCGGAGATCACTTCAATCATTATAGTGTTGATCTCTTGTTTTGTAAAGCAATCAGTATTCAGGAAAGCACTGTTATCACCAGGATTGTATTGGTTGAATCCGAGAAGATGTGCTACATTGAGTGCTTTGCCGATTTGACCATTCTCATGTGCTCCTTCACCAGTGCAGAAGGTGACATAACTTACCTCAGGATTGATCTTGCGGCAGATGTAGTTGTTCTTGAACCATCGTTCAATTGCATTACCACGATCTTGTTGTTTCTTACCCTCAAAGACGGCAATCAGCACATCACAATAAAACCATGCACCACCATCGGGTTCACATGCACCAATTCCACCAGGAATTTGTGCTTTGGTGAGTTTCTTTTGCAGAGAAAGATCAGGATAGATCTTTTTCAGTTCAGCAAACACATCATCTTTCAGATGTTTGCATTGCTCGTCAAGTTTGCGAGCACGGGCATCAGTAGCAATAGTGCCAGTTTGGATGCCACCGTTGAAGCGATAGGTGTTAGTCATGAGAGTTGTGGTTCTACTACTGGAACACTTTGGACGATCCTAACTTTAATTCATTGCAGATATGAGGGGATTGAATTGTATTTGCCTCATCCATTCTTCTGCTCGTTTATAGTATTCAGGATCATATTCGATACCAATATATTGGCGATCTGTGTTAATACATGCAATGCAAGTAGACCCAGAACCCATGCAATTATCCAGGATAACATCACCTGGATTAGAATATGTCCTAATAAAATACTCAATCATCGCAACTGGTTTTTGTGTAGGGTGAAACTTCAATGGGTCATCATTGTTGATAACGGGAAAGTAAAGAACATCGCGTGGGTATCTATCAGTACCACCACCAGGATTACCTAAACGTTTATCCACATGATTATAATTTCGTTTTTTATCTGGTTCGGGAATGTTATCCTTAGGAAGCACAGCGTTCATTGGTTTATGTCCTATTGTCTTTTGTGGATTATAAACAGGAATCTTACGATAAAAAACTAACACATTTTCGTGTGCTTTCATAGGCATCTTTTTTGCATTAAGATGTCCCGTTGCTTTATTCTTCTCCCATATCCATTCGTAACGGAAATCTTTGAGATTTGAACAAGCAAGAACTTTATCAAATGGCGATTGTGCTGTGAGAATAATCGCGCCATTTTCTTTCACGACACGGTTATATTGCTCCCACAATTTATCAAATGGGATTAAACAATCCCACTCATTCTGTGTAGTTCCGTATGGTAAATCACAAAAAACCATATCCACACAACCATCGGGCATTGTGGACATGATTTCAATACATTCTCCGTGAAATAACTGGTTCATGCAATAACAAGTTCATCAAGGTTTTTTACAATTATAGCATCAAAGTCATCTTTTGTCTTCTTTTCTTTAACATTCTGAATGTCAAAATACAGGTCGATTACTTCAACAGTGCTACCATATTGTGCTTTCAAGACGTGACTGATTTTAGTACGTTCTTTGGCACTCAAAACATCATCATATCCTTGAACTTTGCCTGATTTATCGAAACGTGGTGCCACACGAGGAAGCACACTCACAAACAAAACTTTCTCCATAAGAATATCACGAGCATACATCAATCGTGCTGCTTCACCAACACTGGTGTTTGCGTAGTTTTTGATGTTTTTATTGATGTTGCTATTAAGTGCCTTGACTAGAATTGCAACTTTAAGTTCACCATTCACAAAACCAGCGATGTCAATATCAAAAGTGCCACCAAAACCATCAACGGGCAACTGGTATTCATATTGCCAACTATACTCTGCCCAGGCAGGATTGGCATTTAGGACTTCATCTAAAACAACTTTGTGAAGTTCATCCGTGCGCCTACTGCTACGAACATTCTGAAAAGATGTTTCCAGGAAAGTTTCCATAAGTTTGTCTATCTACTACTCATACACTTTGGACGATCCTAACTTTAATCCAATGGAAGTTTGCCAAAAGACTTACCCTTTTTGTGGTCATCAATGAACTTCCTTGCTGATGCTTCTGTCCTACACAGCTTCTCAAGTTGTTGACCATTGTGAATAATAATGTATCCTTGATTTCCATAAGGAACTGCCGCATAGAGATCCTTATACATTGTAAATCCTTCTTTCATCGTTTAATTACACTAATAGCAGGTTCGCCACGCTCAAAGATAGTATCAACAACTGCTTGCACAGAGCGAGCAGTATTGATACCAACCCTATCATACACAGGCACACAAACCAGACCAAACTTCTTGGATTCATCACCCAAACGAATCACCCGCCCGATAGTCTGAGAGATGCCGATATAGTCCATGTTCCGCATAAACAGGACTGCTTCCAATCCAGACACATTGATGCCCTCAGATAGGATGCTATGGTGAATCACAACGAACCGCTTGGTGCTATCCTTGCCCCAAGCATTAAGAGTATCAAAGAACTTCTCGCGGTCAACTTTTTTGCCGTCAATCACAGCACCAGTTTTAGCAGTGATATACATCCAAGAGTATCCACGCTGCTCTAACTGAACACAGAAATCAGATTGAGACACAAGACCTACAATCTGTTTGGTAGAGCGAGCACAAATCAGAATCTTTTTGAGGTCCTGATCATCAATCGTCTCTATCAAATTGTCAGCATCACGCTCAAAGATTACCTGACGATCTTGAACCATAGGCAGTTGCTTCACCACAACTTTAGGTGGCAGGATATAACCTTGCTTCACCAGTTCAGGTGCAGGAACCTGACAGATTACCTGACCATAAACCTCAGGCAGATTCATTCCTGGTTTAGAAATGGTGGCAGAATGTTTTGGTGTGGCAGTAAAGAAGTAGCAACGATTCGCATTAGCAGCAAAGTGCTCAGTCGCAGGGAAAAAGTGTCGCTGAACGCTGTTATGTGCTTCGTCAAAGTAAATCGTATCTACATCAATCTCAGCATCAACAAGACGCTGCAAAGAGTTGTAGGTAGTGAAAATAAGTTGATGAAGATTAGCAGCAGCACACATAGCAGCATGAACCACAATGTCAGCGGGTTTGGTTGTGCTGACGTGATGAGTTTCGCCACTGTGGACGTGCAGAACTTCTGCGTTGGTGATATGCTCAAGAAACTCAGAAGAGAGTTGCTCCGCAAGCAAAATACGAGGAGCAACAACTACAACAGTCTGCGGAGTTTGTGACTGAAACTGACGCAGAGTATCTACAATCATCTTCAGTGTTTTGCCACCACCAGTAGGGACAATCACCTGACCTTTGGTGTGCTTCTGCATAGCAGCAA